TCGCTGTGAAGCACTGCATTAATGTTGGTGCGGGTGTGATCGATCCTGATTATACCGGTGAAGTCAAGGTCGTCCTATTCAATCATGGTACGGAAGACTTTGAAATCAAGAAGGGTGATCGTATCGCTCAACTGATTTTGGAGAGGTGTGAGACACCTATGATTAAGGAAATCGGTCTTCTCGAGGAGACACTCAGGGGTGATGGTGGTTTTGGATCTACTGGTTCGTAATCTCATCTTTACAGAACCATAAGTCCTCAGGTGTAGGCATAAAAAGAATACCGTGACTCATGACCATTGACAATTTGGCTTTAGTGACACTAGTGTGAGTATGAAGTATCCAGCGTTCCCAGTATTCTGCCCGGAAGAAATCTTCCCAATCCTCCTTAGAACTTTCTTTGATTCGCAACATTCCTCTATGAATCTCACCCGGATCCCTCTCCACTCGCAGCTCCTTAGGAATAATGGCTCCCTTCCTAAGAAGTTGTGCACGCATAATCTTTGGATTTCCGTGATCTGGATAATAATTTAGACCCCTTTCACCGAAATCTATAGTTCTTTGATTTGGAAGAGTTACTCTATATCTGTGTGTTACTGAAGGACTTGGTTGTAATACGACGTGCATTAATACTACATAAGGAAAAAAATATAAGAATAGTTATGCTTGAATATACATCACTCGATGGCACTGTCATACGAGTGGGTGAAAATGCAAAAGAGAATGATGAACTTACAATAACGAGTGTACCGAAGTACTGGTGGTTACACGTGTCTGGGTACTCAGGTGCTCATGTAGTTGTGTGTAGTGAGAGAAACCCTTTACCAAAGGAAACTCGTAAAGATGCTACAGTCTTGGCTATACATCATAGTAATGCCCCAGACACTAAAATGTCTTGTGTGGACATGGTTCAGGTAGATCAGACGATTTGGGTACGACAGGCTGGTAAAATGAAATTGGAAGGAGATATAGCTGAACTTTCAGTCTTCATGCGAAAAGAAAGAATGCGATTGGACAGATTGTTGAAAACACGGATAAGGTTAAAAAAATGATGTGTCGTTATATTAAATGAAACTAGCTCCGCTAGGAATTTTCTATTTGTATGTTCTTCATAAGATTTCACAAATAGGAAAGAAGAAAAAGAAGCCCAAGAAGAAGTTTGCCAATTGGGTTTAGAGAAGATCTGTGTAGAGTCCAGAAATGTAGTAAACCTCGGTGAAACCCAATTCTACGAGCTTTTCTGCCGCGAATCTCGCACGTTGACCGGTATTACAATATACCAGCAAACCCTTTTTGGGAAGTTTAGATGTTGTTCTTTTTCCAAGTTTGTTCACTGGAATGTGAACTGCGCCAGGATAGTGCCCGAGACGCCATTCCATGTTTGTGCGGACGTCTATAACGCGTTTTATTTTTCCAGCTTTGATAAGGCTTTTTGCTTTGCGGGCTGTTATAAGCTGACTCCCAGTTAAACTGTAAGCGGTTAGAGTCCCAAACCCCCCGAGTAAAAGGAATGGTATCATTTGATTTAGAATGACATTTTAAAAAATCATGGGGTTGGACGGCAAATAGGGAGAAGGGTTCGGACTGCATTTTGATTGTTTTTGGGTATATTGCGATGGTACTTAGGTATAAAGATATCAGTTCTATACAAAGTATTATGAACAAGAAAAAAGACGATAACGGTCCACGCCTCTCCTACGCTGAAATTCAGAAAAAGTCTGCGGAAGCTCGTGCTGCTGCTACGAAGAAAGCCCTAGAGGCTGATAAAGTAAGGTACACGTCCACAAATGATCCCGAGAAGTTTAAGACGTTTCTTGAAAAGCGTTTGGAACTATGGGACTCACTCAAATCGGAAGTAATTGAGAATGGACGCCTCAAGAAAGGATACACAAATAGACATCACGAGCGTATGTATAACAAGACTAAGGAAATTCTAAAGAGCTTAACATAATTTCTTTTGCACTCTCCGCCTTCGTTCATCAATTTCTAACGCTTCATTGTAACGCCCCGCGAGTTTGATTCTCCGCCTTGTTTCAGCTTGCATCGCAAATAAACTGAAACCTTTCCGGAGACGCTTAAAAGCGTTTTCAACAGTTTTATCAGTTATATTAACCCGTTGGATCTTATATTCTCGTATCTCCTTTTCCACTGTAACGACTCTATTTTCCGCCTCCTTCAACTTTTTGGTGAGATCGTCCACCGTGGCTTGAAGATTGGAGACATGCGATTTTTGCTGCTTCATCTTCAAATCACTAACCTCACTTTTACGAGATCTAAGTTTATCCCGCTCCTGTTCGAGAGCCTTGATTATGACCCGTTGCTTTTTGATCTTAACATCGCGTGTGTGTAGTTTCTTCTTTACCACCCGGTCAATCTCGGGTCCAAGATCTATCGTGAACTTGGACGCCTTACGGGGACGTGAAGAAGATTTTACCATTTTACATAAAAATTACTAGCTAAAGTTTGACTTAGGTACTTTAGTTTCCGAACGCGACACCGGCCATACCCTGCTTGACGCGTAAAATGTTGTAGTTCACAGCGTAAGCGCGAACCATGTTACCGTTCCTGGTACCAGTACCATTGAGAGATAACTTGGCGGTATCAATTCGGCTGAAATTTAGGGTTCCAGTTGGCTGGGACTTGTTCATAGTGATGCAGAAAGGCCAAGTGAAGGTGGATACAGTGCTGAGAGCATCTTGGGGGAGGACGGAGCAGTGCATCTCTGGGACAACGTTGTGGTGGAAGGCTGCGGACATATTCTCGAAGAGGGGAGTACCGTTAATGTAGAGAGTAGCGGTATCGAAAGTCCAGTTGGTAGACCACTTATTGGTATCAGCCTCGGAAGAAACAACGTGGATAGCCTTGACTGGGTGATTGAAGTAGGTAAGATCAACCTCAGTATCGGAGGCACTCATAAGCTGGTGCTGAGTCTGGGTGAACAGAATCTCATGTTCATTGTTAATGAAGAAATCACGCTCGGCTGTATCGAGATACACGTATGTACCGAAAACCTTTACGTTGCTTGGCGCAAAAGTACCACCACGGCACTTCACACGAATTTCTACGTCATGGTACTGCAAACCCACGAGAGGAAGGGACTTGGTCCAGTCATCACTGAAGAAGAATGGGAGAATGTAGTGGTTCGCAGAAGTGGAAGAACCGAGGGCATTCTGGGGGCACTCATCGAGGGTGAGAGCACAAGAAGCCTTGGCTTGAGTATCCTTGTAAAGAAGATTATGAACACCCTGAATGTAAAGGGAGTCAATCTGGGCAACCTTTTGACCACCGATCCAAAGCTGGAACTCGGTGGTGGTGGATTCATCCTTGTCGAAGAAACCAGTGTTCGCATTACCAACGCCACCGATGTTCTCAGCCTCAATCCACACATAGCTCAAGAGATCACCCTTGGTCTTGATGGGAATGGTAACCTCATTACCACTACCGAAGGTACCGATATAGTCAAGCCTCTCTGGCTTGATTGCAAAGTTGGTATACCTCTTGTAATTTTGTCTAAAAAACGACACCTCGGGCTGACCAGTGATATAGACGTCCTGGGCACCCACCGACACGAGGTCAATTAAAGCAGCTGACATTTATTAGTAAACGATATTAAAATTTCGGCTCAATGTATACACAAGATATGGGCATCGAGTTTCAGGCACTCACATGGGAGACGGTTGACACGGACGAAGAACATTTAGTGAGCATTTTTGGAAAAACTGAAAATGGAAAATCTGTTTGTGTGACTACCGCCTTTACTCCATATTTCTTTGTAAAGCTTCCTGAACGCGTTACGCAGCAAACTGTACAAGAAATCTATAGGGTTCTTGATAAAAAGTGTCCTAATTGCTTGATCTCTTACTCCATTATGAGATCCAAGGATGTTTGGGGATTTCAAAATAATAAGGAATTTTCTTACATGAAGTTGGACTTTAAGAACCTCGCAAGTAGGCGTCGTATGGATTACACTCTGAAAAATCCTATCCAGATGTCTTACGGCACTGAGCGTTTCAAAGTCTTTGAATCTAATATTGACCCAGTACTTCGTTTAATGCACAGGTCTGGAATCCAGTCAACTGGGTGGCTAAACTCTGGTGACAATTGTGTTCGTACACATCTAGCTAAGGTGGATATAGATCTTTTCTGTAATGATTGGAAGACTCTAAAACCTATCGCACGAGATGATGTCGCTCCTTTTGTTGTAGCATCCTTTGATATTGAGTGTAATAGCTCCACTGGAAAATTCCCCGACCCTAATGTGAAAGATGATGCATGTTTTCAGATCGCAATCTCATTGTGTAAATTTGGAAATGACCAACCTTATGATAAAACATGTCTTTGCTATAAAAAGACTGATACAAAATTAGAAGATTCTACAATCATTAGCTTTGATACTGAAAGAGAGATGCTTGAAGCCTTTCAACAGTATTTACACGAAAAGGATGTTGATATTCTCACGGGATGGAACATCTTCGGCTTTGATCTTGACTATATTTACACTAGAGCGTTTATGACTGGGTGTAGTCCCGAATTTTTTAAGCTGGGTAAGCTCAAGTCCCAAGATTGTGAGATCTCCATCAAGAAGTTGAGTTCAAGTGCGTTGGGTGATAATGTACTTAAGCTTCTTCCTATGAGTGGTCGCTTCATTTTCGATCTCTTTCATGAAGTGAAGAAGGGCTATAAACTAGACTCTTACAAACTGAATGAAGTCTCCAAGTTGTACCTCGGAGATCAAAAAATAGATATGGCTCCGAAGGAAATGTTTGC